TAGGGCTAAGTCGCCCCTCCTCCTACCCTATAGGGCAGGAATCCACCTGGCCTTCAAACCGAGGGACCAGGGCCTCACTGACCGTGTCAAGTGTTCCTTGTCACTGGTAGAAATCTCAAAGACGCTAGTCGATGATCTTCCTTCCAGTGCGTAGAGACATTTGTGCAAGGCACCGTAACCATCCAAAGGATCGTTACGGTACTCGGGTACTGGAACAACAGTCTTCACTTCAAAACGGTGAAGATTGCGGTTCCATCGCCCGATACTAGAGCCCTTTCTGAAGGAGCTCCAGCCAAGCCCGCCAGCTGTTGGAAGCAAAGTAGGTAGAGGCATCTTGAGCTCGCGCTCAATATGATCTCTGACCTTCTGAGCCGTAAGCCAGTAGCCACGATCGTACAGACCGTTGGCTAAGGCCACCCAAGAAGCCAAGGCGCTTCTGTATTGGTTAAATACAGAACGCGGCGACGACGGTGCAGGTCGACACGGAGGCGCATAACGACAGTAAACAGGAGTAACATCCTGACCATCGTATGCGTCTACGCCGCAGGATTCTCTGAACTTTCCAGTCCAGAAGCTCTTGCGACCGTTGACCTTGAAACCCATCAGCTCAAGGCCATCACGTATCGAGGGTGCCTCCGTATTTGGGACAATCAAGTCGTCTCCAAAGACGTACACGTCTCTAGCATACTCACGTATGTTAGATGGTGTTGCGGGCAAATGTCTCATCGCTAACCTTATTGCGACGATTGAGCAGAAGAAGCTCAACGCCTCCATAGGAAAGCAAAGAGCAGACCCCATAGATGCGAACTTTCTGAGCTTAACCGTAAGCCCAGAAGGAACCACAGCATGAGTCGAACGGCAGGCGAACACCGCCTCTTTGAAGAGAGGATGTATAGCCAGCAGCTCTTCTACATGCGCCACGGAGACCCTATCTGACGCCTCTTTCATATCAAGAGTCGCAAAGTTGCGGTTCTTGCTAGCTAGACGCGCTAGATTTTGATTCACTGACTGATCGTCAAAGTTGACGTGTCCGCCAGTGTATTCATCACGCTTTGTCAGCGTGGTGAGGTATCGCATCAGGCCTTGTTGCATGTATTGCATGCAACTCGGTTCAATCGCGATAACCCGAGGGGACTTCATGGTCTTGGGAACGAAGATGACGCGAACAGCGGCTTCTTCGCTTTGCGGGATCATCTGAGGAGCGTTCTCCATGTCCAACCAACTAAAGAAGTTGGGAGAAGCATGGAGGCTAGCCGAGAAGACTCGGTCTAGTCGCTCGTACCAGTGCCGGAATCGCCACTTCTCGTTAGAAGTGAACGTTTCCGCGGTTGCACCGGGACCGTGCTTGCCGAGAATCCGAGATGGATCAAAACCATCCGGGTCCTTAGCGAAAACCGAAGCCATAATCGTCCGGCAAACCTGCCGATACGGAATATGTTCGGGAAGCACATCAGAGACCTCGCTATCAGTACTCAGGAATCCAGCTTCAGCTGTACGCTGACGCTTTTCAGACGCAATGGCCCACATCTTTTTATTCAGCAGTGTAAACTGCCGGATAAACGAGATGGTGTCAATGTCTGGATTCTCGAGTAATTTGCCACTAGTGTCAAACACACGCGATAGGAAACCCGATAGGAATACCGGGGTACCGTAGCCACGCTTCCACTGAAAGGTGGGAAACATGGTGTGATCGCAATATCCAAGATCGAGAGCGGTTTC